TGAAACCGTTAGATACCTTTTGCATCTCATCAGCCAGCGGCTTCATAGCCGCAGCCAGCTCCGACATTTGCCGCGTGAATTTATCAAGATCAACTTTTTCAAGCTCTCCGACGACTTCGGGGAGCTTTTTTAATTGATTAATAAATGTAGTCAGTTTCGATTTTCCGAGCTCGGAAAGCGGCCTGAGACCGTCCGCGAGACCGACAAGCTTATCTTTTGTACTTTCGTTAACACCGGCTAAAGCATCGTTTATCGCCTTTATCTGGTTAGCAATAGAAGATGATATAGTAACCTTTCCAACGCCCTTAAGCACATTGAGCGCACCCGCCAGAGATGAAATCTTACTTGCTGCATCCGACTGACTAAAGCCCTTTAAAGCATCGTTTAATTTTCTAATGCTATCAGCAGTCTTGCTAAGTCCGCCCGTGCCGCCTGATGTAGCGGTTTTCAATGCCTTGAGTGTATCTATCAGAGCTTCCAAGCCTTTGACCGTATCTTTGCTGCCATCGACTATCTCGAACTCCAAGCCCTGAATTTCTACATTATCAGCCATCCGTTACACCACCTTCTTCTTTAAATTTCTTGTTATTTGACATCATAAATGCCTGCATAAACGCTTTTGCCTTTTCGTCCTGCCTCTTTTCAACCACCTGTTTCTTGCGCGTTTCATCGTTCCTGCTAAACAGCTCATAAGGCTGATTCGCATACGGCGTAGGCTTAGTGCCTTTCTTTGCAAACGCTCGCAATATAGGAGCAACGTCAATCAATGCTTCATAAAAATAAGCTCCCTGTAACCACGCATCTTGATTTTTTAAATCCTGTTTTATCTGCGCTGCACGGCGGTAATATTTAACTAAATCGCAATCTTGCTCCCAATATTGCTCATAGGTCATACCTATAGACAGGTAATACGGAAAAAGCTCATAAAACTTATCTGTGTAAGCAAAACGGGGGATGGGGCTTCGTTCGCCTCCACCCCCCACGTTTACGGAAGAATGGTCGCTTACCAGCCAGCCTTCCAGCTCAGGTTTCCCTCATCGTTCTCCTGCTCGGGTTCGTCAAGCAGCGCCATAAGCGGCTCGTTGTACATCTCCACAAGTGCGCCTATAAGCTCGTCCTTGTGGTTCAGCTTTGCATAAATTGCGTCAATCACATCACGCTTAACAAAACGATGATGCGCAAGAAACGCACCCGCAAAAAGTGCGGGAAGAAGCGTCATAGGCTTACGCTCCATGTCAGCAGCCACAAAGCCGTTTTTCTCCATGAGCTCAATTGTCTTTCGGGTAAATTCCAGTGTATATGTAACGCCGGAAACAGGATCGTTAATAGTAAGCTGTTTTGCCATGATAAATCCTCCTTATCAATTTGGCTTGTAATCAGGTGTCAGAAAAAGCAATAGGTGTAGACGGCGCGATGGTAATAGTCATGCCCACAACTTCATTTACGCCGCCGCCGACGGGATAAACTGAAAGCTCGCCGTCAAAGCTAAACTTACCGTTAGAGCCATCTGGGGTAACAGTGCCGGAAACCTCCGTACCGCCGAACCACACTGCATAGCTGGCTTTCTTACCTTCAAGAGCCTTGAGCGTCTTGAAAGTGGCCATGTCATAGTTTGCGGAGAACGACAGGCCATCAAGAGACTGAATGCCTGCAATATAGGTCTGCATGTTGTCACTCAGAGTAGTGGTTTCGAGCATTTCGGGCTCGCCGCCGAGATCGGGGAACTCTTTGATATCAACAAGCTTCGACCAGGTATCACCTGTGTCTCCTTTCTTCATCAGAAAGACTTTATATGTACTTATCGCCATGATTTACCTCCTATAAAGATTAGTACCGTCCGTTTCTGCCTTGTATCGGGCAACGAGCCGGTAAATTGTCGCATTTTCCATATTTGGAACGGGCGAAAGTGATATTCGCCTAAAATTCTTTGAATACATCAAATTATCGATGAACGTTATGATCTCGCGGCAAGCCGCTTTTTTACCAACGCTTTTGTTGGAATAAACGTTCACCTCATACATCAGCGTCGAAAACTCAACACTACCGCTGTCCATGTGCGCCTGTGTCGTGTAATTGTCCTGCTCGACAATGCTCACATAAGGAAAATCAGGCGGAGCGTTTATATATTCGCCGCTTACGATAATGCCGGAGAATTTGTTTCTAAGCGCTTTGGCTATCGGCGTGTATATCTGATTTTCAATGTCGATCATTTAAACACTTCCTTTGCCAAAGCAGTTAAGCTTGCTTCCAATTCCTTTACCGTTTCATACATCGGCATATTTGCCGGATTGCCTTGCGTAATAACAACGGTACTGCCGTCAGACTTTTCTCTGACGATACCGTTAGAGCCGGGTTCACCATAATAGCCCCATGATGATTGTTTGCCATGACCATCACCGTACTCGCCGCGAGCCATACCCAGCTCACCCGCTTGCGGATGATTGTCGGGATAAGTAACGCCTGTACCGAACTCTATAAACAGCGTTGCCGTGCCCGTGGCGACTATTGCCATAGTGTTTCTGTCTCGTTCTTCGATCTTCACCACAACATCATTCGTGCCGTCATAGATCGCAGTGCCGAACTTAGCGCTCGCCGCGTTGTAACCCATTTTCGCCAAACGCCTCAGAAACTCGTTTGAGCGCTCTTTGAGCCACACGTTGTATTCGTTCACGCTTTTTATCAGCTCCGCAATACCGGCATTAGACAGCGGTACAACGACCTTTTTCACGACACATTCACCTTTTGAATTGCATACGCAATGGCATTAAGCGATTTTGCAACGCGCTTTACAACGTAGTCATAAAGTGGAGTGCCGTCCTCGCTGTATTCAGGCAGCTTATCAACAAACAAAACCGAGTTTTCGTCAATCGGACAAGTCAGGTCGTCAGTAACGATCACCTTGTCATAACCCGCGAAATTGCCGAACTGTTCTATCTGTGCCGTGCCTGTATTCTGCGGTTCGGCTATAAAGAACTGGGGGATAAAAACGCTTCTCGATACGATAGCAGAGTC